ATCTTGCATATCAAGAAGCAAGAAGAAATCGTAAAGTTAGAAAAATGGAGTTTGAAGTTCGATGAGTTGGGAATCCCCAAATTTTTCAAAAAGAGATATAGAACTGCTTGCAGTGACTCTGGATGATTATATTTTTTATGCTAAACAAGATCGTGTTTCTGATACAAGTGAAGTAGAAAAACTATTGTTAAGATTGGATAATCATTTAGCACTACAAAAAACTTAAATGGACCAACATACCTTGGACAATTGGAAAAAAATTAAAGAGGTAATGGAATCAACAGGAAAAACAGATAATATGTTCTATAAAAGAGCATGTGAAATTTTAAGAAGTGGAAGAGATCCATTAGAAAAATACTTAAATTCAAATCCTTCCTCTTGACTTTTAAATTGATCCTTGGTATGATGAATATGTCTGATAATCAAAGACTTCTAAATTATGAAAATGCAATCATTCACCGTTGAAGAATTTCAAAAAAATTTTGATAATCTTTTAGATCGTGTAGAAAATGGTGAGTCTTTTATGATTACCAGTAAACATGGAAATGCTGTAATGGTTCCTCACAAAGAGTGTGATGAAATTGATGAACTCATTCGAATACATACCGACCACGAAGAAGGTTCGTGAGTTTTATGCGAGTGAGACTTGGTAGTCAGAGGAGTCTTATAAACTCTTTCCGCCAGATTAGCGGCTTTGACCTGGTTCGAATCCAGGCACTCGTACTAATCTAAATAGTCACGGATGGACTTAAACAGTACTGGTCGGGACCCCCTCGTAAAATGCCTAAAACTAGCGTTCTTCGTTATTTGGGCAACATTCTTCTGGTGATTGGTTATCAAATCATGCTCTGGAAGAACTTTAAGTATGGATTATTGATAAAATGTATAGGTGGAGTTTTCACCATACCTTTTGCAATCAAACTAAGATTGTGGGATTGTTTAGTTTTAGAACTATTCTATACTGCAATGGAAACTTTAAAGTTAATTCATATTTTTACATAGACACGGAGAGTCTTTAAAAGTACTGGTGGAGTCAAATATGACCCCTTATTGCCCTTGTCGTATGGGCATTATAAGTGACGACTGGTGCGGATGGAGGTTACTCCCGCCGAGTTTCTTTATTTCTCGTAATCAAATAAAGTGGCGTGCATGAAAGACCTAATGGGAGAGTTGCATAAACTCTCCTTTTTTTGTATAATAAAAAAAAAGTACTTTTGATATGAAAATAGCATTGATTACTGGTATTACAGGGCAAGATGGATCTTATCTTGCGGAATTGCTTCTAAGTAAAGGATATGAAGTTCATGGTATTATTCGTCGCAGTTCTTTAATTAATACTCATCGTATTGATCATATTTTTAATAACTTAAAATTGCATTATGGAGATTTAACTGATTCTACCAATTTGGTTAGAGTTATTCAATTAGTTCAACCAGATGAAATTTACAATCTTGGTGCTCAAAGTCATGTGAAGGTTTCTTTTGAGATGCCTGAATACACAGGACAAACAGATGCTCTTGGAACTCTTCGTGTTCTTGAGGCAGTTCGTTTGCTTGGAATGGAAAATAAGGTTCGTATCTACCAAGCATCAACCTCAGAGATGTTTGGATTGGTTCAAGAGGTTCCTCAAAGGGAAACAACACCTTTTTATCCTCGTTCTCCTTATGGATGTGCTAAGGTTTATGGGTATTGGATTACAAAAAACTATCGTGAAGCATATGGAATGTATGCTTGTACTGGAATTCTTTTTAATCACGAAAGTCCTCGTCGTGGTGAAACTTTTGTAACCCGTAAGATTACACAGGCACTTTCTAAAATTTCTGTTGGACTTCAAGATTGTTTGTATTTGGGTAATCTGAATGCTAGACGTGACTGGGGTCATGCAAAAGATTTTGTAGAAGCAATGTGGATAATGCTTCAGCAGGATGTGCCTGATGATTTTGTAATTGCAACTGGTGAACAGTATTCAGTCAAAGAATTTGTAAATGCTGCTAGTCCTTATTTCGGACTTCATATTGAATGGGAAGGTGAAGGACTTGAAGAAGTTGGTGTTGAAAAGTTTAGCAGAAAACCAATTATTAGAGTAGATTCTAAATATTTTAGACCTTCTGAAGTTGAATCTTTGTTAGGTGATGCCTCTAAGGCAAAAGAAAAATTGGGTTGGGAACCTAAAATTTCTTTTAATCAATTAGTTGAGGATATGTGTTTATATGGACAGTAATAGTAAAATCTTGGTTGTTGGTGCAAATAAAACTCTATCCAGATTATTTTTTTAATTAAATAAAAAGTGGTATATAAAAGACCTAAAAAAAATTTGCATAAACTTTCATTTTTTGGTATAATAAATGGATATATGAATTTTTTATGTATAAAGGAATTATACTTGCTGGTGGACAAGGAACAAGACTATATCCATCATCATTAGTTGTATCAAAACAACTAATGAATGTTTATGATAAACCATTAATTTATTATCCAATTTCTACATTGATGATTGCAGGGATTAAAGATATTCTTATAATTGCAACCCCAGAATATATTGATCAATATAAAAAACTTCTTGGTGATGGATCACAATGGAAAGTTAAGTTTACATATGAAGTTCAAAAAGAATTTGGAGGCATTGCAGAAGCATTTATAATTGGGGAAAAATTTATTGGAAAAGATAATATTTGCTTAATACTTGGGGATAATATTATCTATGGTAATGGATTGAATAAAATTCTTAAACAATCCAAAAAGAATGAAGGTGCAACTGTTCTTTCTTATCATGTAAATGATCCTCATAGATTTGGAATTGTAGAATTTGATGAAAATAAAAAAGTTGTTTCAATCGAAGAGAAACCTGAGAATCCAAAATCAAATTACGCAGTAATTGGACTATACTTCTATGACAATAAAGTTGTAGAATATGCAAAACAGATTGAACCGTCTCTAAGAGGAGAACTTGAGATTACAGATATTAATAAAATATACCTTGAAAAACAACAACTCAATGTAGAAAATCTTTCAAGAGGAATTGCTTGGATTGATGCAGGAACATTTGATTCTTTACTAACAGCGTCGAATTTTATTTCCACGGTTGAGAAATTACAAGGAACAAAAATTTCTTGTCCTGAAGAAATTTCTTATCGAAATGGTTGGATCTCAATTGAAGATCTTAAAGAACTTTCTCAACCACTTTTGAAAAGTGGATATGGTAAATATCTTTATTCAATTTATCAAGAAGAAAAATGACAATATTAGTTACTGGGGGTGCGGGATTTATTGGTAGCAATCTTCTTCATCATTTGATTAAAACTGTAGATGAAGAAATTATATGCATTGATAAACTAACCTATGCTGCAGATAGGAATAATGTTCCAGATGGAATGAAGTTTTATGCCACCGACATTGCTGATGAGCATAATTGTGAATATATTTTTAAAAAGCATAAACCAAAAACAATCTTTCATCTTGCTGCTGAAAGTCATGTAGATAATTCAATCAAAGATTGTTCTCAATTCCTTCATACAAATATTAATGGAACTGTAAATCTTTTGAATCTATCTGTGAAATATGAAGTTGAAAGATTTATGCATATCTCAACTGATGAAATTTATGGTTCTATAGAAGAAGGATATTTTACCGAATCATCAAATTATTCTCCAAGAAATCCTTATTCAGCATCTAAAGCAGCAAGTGACCATTTTGTGATGGCATATCACACTACTTACGGTCTACCAACAATTATCACAAACTGCTCCAATAACTATGGACCTAGACAGGATGTTGAAAAGATGATTGCAAAGACAATTACAAATCTGATGCAAGGTAAAAAGATTCCTGTTTATGGTGATGGTAAACAAGTTCGTGATTGGTTATATGTGCAAGATCATTGTGAGGCACTTGTAGAGGTTTGGAGTCGTGGTAGAATAGGTCAGAAGTATAATATTGGTGGAGAATGTGAAATTAAGAATATTGATTTAGTTAGAATGATTCTTGATCGTATGAATATGAAGGAAAATATGATAGAATATGTAGAGGATAGACCTGGGCATGATCGTCGTTATTCAACTGATATTACCAAGATTCGTCATGAACTAAAATGGTCTCCAAGATTTTCTATAGAACAAGGACTCGATAAAACAATTGAATGGTATAAAAATGAACAAAGACTCTAGGATTTTTGTTGCTGGTCACAAAGGACTTGTTGGATCAGCAATTGTTAGAAATTTAAAAAATAAAGGATATACAAATATTTTTACTTATCCAAGGGATCGTGTTGATCTAACAGTAGAAAAAGAAGTTGAATATATGTTTGATGAAATTCAACCAGAATATGTTTTTAATGCTGCTGCAAGAGCAGGTGGTATTTATGCTAATGATAAGTATCGTGGTGATTTTATTCGTGAAAATCTTTTAATTCAAACTAATTTAATTCACATTTCGAATAAGTATTCTGTTAAAAAATTTCTTTTCCTTGGTTCTTCTTGCATTTATCCAAAATATCCAAATCTTCCAATTACTGAGGATCAACTTCTTTCTGGTCCACTAGAACCAACTAATGATGCTTATGCGATTGCTAAAATTGCAGGTATTAAAATGTGCCAAGCATATCGTCAGCAATATGGTTTTAATGCTATCGCATTGATGCCTACGAATCTTTATGGTCCTAATGACAATTTTGATTTAGAGACATCTCATGTTCTTCCTGCAATGATTGCTAAGTTTCATGCTGCTCTTAATCATAGTGAACATTGGGAAGTGAAACTTTGGGGTGATGGTTCTGCAATGCGTGAGTTTTTATACGTTGATGATTTGGCAGAGGCTTGTTATGTTTGTATGAAAAAATATAATGAACTAGAACATATTAATGTTGGAACTGGTGAAGATGTGACAATTAAAGAACTAGCAGAAACAATTGCCGATATTGTTGGTTATGCTCGACACATTAATTGGGATATAACAAAACCAAATGGAACTCCAAGAAAAGTTTTGAATGTTGATAAAATTAAATCTTTGGGATGGCAACCTACTATAAGCTTATATGAAGGAATTCAAAAAACTTATAAATGGTATATTGAAAATAACGTTTAATATGATATAATATATACTAGGAGATTATTTTTTTTTTATGAGTAATTATGTAAAAAAAGCACTTGTTCTTGGTGCTGGTGGCTTTATTGGAAGTCACATGGTTAGACGATTAAAGAAAGAAGGATATTGGGTTCGTGGAGTAGATGTAAAATATCCAGAACATTCTAAAACCGAAGCAAATGAATTTGTGATTGGTGATTTGACTGATCAACTTTTTTCAGATAAAGTTGTTCAATTTAAAGGATACACAACTAATTTCTATAACTTTGTCCCCTCAAAGTATATTGAAACATTTGATGAGATTTATCAATTTGCTGCTGACATGGGTGGTGCAGGATATATTTTCACAGGTGATCATGATGCAGATGTTATGAATAATTCTGCAACAATTAATTTAAATATTCTTAGATCAATTAAAAATTTAAATGATCTAAAGGAAAAGAATGATACTACAATTTTCTTTTCATCATCTGCTTGTATGTATCCTGAAAACATCCAATTGGATCCAAATAATCCTGGTTTAAAGGAAGATGATGCATATCCAGCAGGACCAGATAGTGAATATGGATGGGAAAAACTTTTTTCCGAACGTTTGTATTTTGCTTATAATAGGAACTATGGTATTCCTGTACGTGTATCTAGGTATCACAATATTTTTGGACCAGAAGGAACTTGGAGAGGTGGTAAAGAAAAGTCACCAGCAGCAATATGTCGTAAGGTGGCAGAACTTCCCGATGAAGGTGGCGAAGTTGAAATTTGGGGTGATGGAGAACAAACTCGTTCTTTCCTTTATATTGATGAATGTATTGAAGCAACTTATCGTCTTGTTCAATCAGACTTTATGGGACCAGTAAATATTGGTTCCGAAGAAATGGTCACAATCAATCAACTTGCAGATATTGCTGCAAAAGCAGCAGGCAAGGAAATTGTAAAGAAACACGTTGATGGTCCACTTGGAGTTCGTGGTCGTAATT